TGTTGGCCATCTGCGCGGCGGACATGCCGGCGCCGCGCTGCAGCTCCTGCGCCTGCTTGAGCTGGTCAAGGTATGGGCGCAGCGCGTCGAGGTTCGCCCCCCTTGCCTGCGCGATCGACTCGAAGTACGCGGCGGTGTCGCGCCCGCCGGCGCGCGCGGCGGCCGTCACACGCTCGATCTGCGTGACGATCCTGCGCGTGGTCTGATCAAGCTTGTCCGCAGCGGTTCCGCCGCCGACGCCGACGCCGTCGACTGCCTGCGCTGCCTGACCCGCCGCCGCCTTCGCGCGAGCGGCCATCCCGTCGAGCGACTTGCCTACGCGCTCGACGCCGGACTCGACGCCGGTCGAGTCGACCGACGCCTTGATGACGGCATTGCCGATCACGTTCTCAGTCATTGGACTCTCGCATCACGTCGAGCGCTTCGGCCTCCAGCACCCGCAGGTCGTCGAGCATGTCGCTCCAGTCCTCGGGTGTCGTCGTCGCTCGGTCGATGAGCGGATAGGCGGCGTTGTAGTCCAGGCCGATCGGACCGGACATGCCAGCGCGCCATTGCGTGTCCAGGCGCACGAAGATGCGCACGACCGCCAGGTGCTCCGGCCAGATCTCCACCGGAGGCTCCTGGAAGTCGGAGAGCTTCAGGCCCCATCGTGCGATCTCGGAGACGTTCGGCGGCCGCTTGTACAGCGCGCGCGCTACCGCACGGAGTTTCCCAGCTTGGCGTCCTGCTGCTCGAGCGTGTAGCGCCCGAAGATCGCGTAGCCGGAGCCGGGGTAGTCCTCGAGCACGCGCGACAGGTTCGCCGCGTCGAACGGGTCGGACAGGTCCCACCCGGTCGCCATCGCGAGCACCTGGTCCGCGCTCACGTTGTTCGGGTCGACCTTGCCGGCCCACTCGCGGAACTCCGAGCGCTTCATCCGGCGGAAGTAGAACTCGACGCCGTACGTCTCCTTCTCGCCTGCGATCGGGATTCCGACTGTCGCCTTGAACGTCGGCGAGAGCGTCGGCAGAACTTTGGGGGTGGTGGTCATCTGTGGTGGTCTCGGGTGGGGGAAGAAGCGGGTGGCGCGCTCACGCCACCCGGTGAATCCGCGGCGATTACGACGTGTAGCGCGTCGGCTCGTTCAGGAGCGAGAACGTCGCCCGCACCGTCATGACCTGGCCCTTGTTCATGACAGGCACCTTGTTGAAGCTGATGTAGCCGTACAGGTAGATCTTCGAGCTGTCCGGCATCGTCAGGCGCAGCGCGTACGGCGTGCGCGCGTCGGCCGCCGCGTCGAGCGCCTGGTAGCCGGCCAGCGACGGGTCGTCGGCGATCTCGAGCGTGAGCGTCATCGGGCTCGCTTCCGTGGGCATCTGCGTCTGCCGGCGGGATTCGAGGAACGAGAACGCGGTGAACTGCATGTCGCCGCCGCTCGTGGTCAGGCCCATGATCTGGGTGATCTGGGTCCACGCGGTGACCTCCGTGATCGTGCCCGTGCCCGTGCCCGCCGGGTAGCGATCGGTTTTGGTGGTGTCCTGGCTGACGAGCGAGAACGTGTTGGCGGACAGCTCGTCGACCTTGTACACGCGCTCGTTGACGTCGACCCAGCCCGACGTGACGATGCCGATGTCGCCGTCCGTGAGGCCGTGGCTCGTCGCGGTCGCAACCGCGGGATTCGCGTTCGAAAGCGCGGTGATGGAGATCGGCGAGCCCAGGGTCGTGCCCAGGGAGATGATGACGCCATTGGGAAGCGATGCGCTCATGATTCAGTCCTTTCCAGCCGCTCGAGGCTGATTCGGTTGTCCGATTGGTGATTGGGTGGTGTCCCGGACGCGGGAGCGGTTGGGGTGCATCACGGGCTCGCGGTGTCGTCGAACCAGACGCTGAAGTGCTGCAGCGTTCCGAAGAGCGCGAGATCGGGTTCGAAGGTGCCGACCGGAGCGCCGATCGCGGACACCTGCCAAGTGGTCCAGGCGACGAGGTGATCCTCGATCGCCCGCGCGAGCACCTGGACCTCGGAGCGCGTTGCGCCCCACGTGTTCACCTGCCAGCGTGCGTTCTTGCGCGCGATGGCGACCTGCTCCAGGAAGCCGACGGCCTCGCCCCCGACCTGCGAGAGCGTCACGTACGGCAGCGTGGTGCCGTAGGGCGCCGCATCGAAATACACGCGGTCCGACACGAGGTTGCGCAGCCGCCCGTAGAGATCCGCTTCGATGCTCATGCGGAGACCTTTAGGTTGGCGAACTCACGCGCGAAGACCTGCTCGGCGGCCTGCTTGGCCGCAGCCTTCTTCGCCTCGTACGCCGGCGCGAGGAACGGCTTCGGGGCGACCCACACGGGCGTGGGCAACGCGACGTAGTACTGCGACTTGACCGCGAGGCTCGCGCGCCTGTCGGGGCGCGGCGTCCCGATCTTCGACGGGTGCACCATCGTGCGCCAGCGTCCGTCTNNACGAGCGCGAAGTAGCGCCAGTGCCCGAACTCGAGCAGGTGACCGTGCGGGGCCGACGCAAGCGCGCCACCGCCGCCGCGCCGCGTTCCGCGCCAGCTGATGTGGTAGACCGCCTGAGTGGGAGACGACTCGTGCGTCGCGTACGCCTGATAGATCGAGTCGCGCAGCAATCCGGGCTGGATCACCTTGCCGTCGCGCGTGACCGTCGGCGCGTCGGCAACGGGAGCGCGTGCGCGGGCCTCGTCAACGAAGACTTGCGCCGCGGCCTGAGCGGCCGGGCGGATGCAATGCTCGTTCACGCCGCGCACCACCGCGCGCAGCGATTCCTGCACGGATGAGGTGTCGCAGGACAGGTCGAAGCTGCTGGACATGATCTCCGGTCTCCTCGTCAGCGGCCATCGGCTGTGGCCCCCTTCGAGCACAGGAGGGAGAGATACGGCGAGCGCGACCCAGCGTCCAGCGGACCCACGATCGCCATCGGCTCGCCGCGCCAGCGCAGGCGGTGCTGGCCGGTGATTCCGGTCCTGTTGCGGATCGTCACGCGGTGCGTCGCGACCGACTGCGCCGCCTGCGCGCCGAGGAACTCGCGCACCGTCAGCGGCTCGACGCGCGCCCAGACCTCGACGACCGGCGACCATGAGACCGAGACTTCGCCGGTGTCGGCCGCGCGCGTCTCCACCCGCGCGTCGATCCACACGCGCTGGTCGAGCTGTCCCGGGGACGGCGCGCGCGCCATGGAGTCGTCAGGCGATCCCGCGCCGGATGCGCCACGGCGTCATGAGCGCGACGGACCCCATCGGGATCTCGTAGTGCTGGGTCGCCTCGACGTCGGAGCGGTGCTCGTACCAGTGCGTGAGCATCAGGCGCATCGCCTGCAGCAGCGAGCGCGGCACGGGCTCCGGATCCGGGCTGCCGCCGGTGGGGTAGCCCGCCGTGTACACGATCTCGATCGCGCCGGTGGTATCCGCCACGTCCGGCCAGGTCGTGCCGACGGCGGGCGCCAGGCGAGCCGGCACGGTGCGCACGTCGAGCCGGTAGTCGGCGGCATCGACCGAGACCGTCGCGCCGGAGGTGTCAACGTAGCTCACCGATTCGATGGCGAGCACCGGCGAGTACGGCAGGTCGATCACGTCTTCGAACTCGTCCAGCGCCACGCGCAGCCGCTGGTAGCGCAGCGCGCGGCCGGTGAAGCGCTCGACCTGCTCGCGCGCGACCGCGACGAACGCGGCCAGGAGGTCGTCGTCCGGGTGCGACGGCGGCGAGCCCTCGGCGTCGATCCGGCACTGCAGCCGCGCCTGCGCGAGCGTCAGGGGTTCGGTGTCGTCGAGGTAGGCGACCAGGCGCGGCTCGTTCACGACTTGCGTCCGTCGAAGCCGAGCTGCGTGAGGTCGCGCCCGGGCGGTCCTTCGCGGCCCTGCGGGCCCGGAGCGCCGTCCTTGCCGTCGCGCCCGTCGCGGCCGCGCTTGGCCACCAGGCGCCATGCCCGATCGCCGTCGGCGCCCGGGGCGTTCGGCCGCTCGCCCTTGCAGGCCCGCTGGCAGTGCCACAGCGAACCGTCCCAGGTCACGGCGTCGCCCGGCTCGTACGCGGTCTCGTCGCGGAAGATCTCGCGGTAGATCATCATCGGGGCGCGCAGCTCGGCGCGCGATGTCGCGCCGCTGGTGCGCGTCGTCGTGATGACGAGCGAGCGCTCGTCCTGCAGCGCGTGCGTGACGTCGGCAACGCCGTCCATCAGCACCATCCAGCCGGCGGCACGCAGGTCGTCTCCGACGGGGTCGGTCTTGCGCGTGGCGCGGATGACGCCGCCGCGGAAGGCTGCGACGGTGGCGCGCGGGTACGAGCGTGTCTCGTCGATCCCGTCTCGGATATCGATTTCGAGCGCGTCGCGTCCGTCATCTCCATCCCTTCCCGGCTCCCCTCTCGGCCCGGGCTCGCCCTTCTCGCCGCGCTCTCCAGGGGGGCCGGGCACCGGAGCGGGAACTCGGGCCAGCAGCGCGCCGAGCTGGTCGACCTCCCCGCGCAGCGACTCGACGCCGGAGACGCGGGCGAGCAGTTCGTCGATGCGGACGCTTAACGCACCCGACCGCACATTCATTTCATCGGTCGCAGCGCGAAGCGTGCGCAACATCCTCATGCAGACTTCCTTGACCGCCTCACCCAGCCCATCCATCTCACGCCCCCTCGCGTTCAAGTCACGCCTCGC